GACATATTTGCAATGTCTTCAGCTGCAAATTGCTCAGACATACGCTTGTCAAGGCCACTGAAACTCGCATCATCAAGCAGGCCCCAGAAAGTTTTCCAGGTTCCCTGAGCTCCCTGCAAGTATTTCAGTTCATGATTGAAGCTCTGAATCCATTGCAGAGTGTTTCCACCGAAGATGCTGTTCATAGCGCCCCAGTCATGCTTGGAGGTTCCCCACATCGTGCTTGTCGTAACTGCGGTGTCCAGCAGATCACTAGCTGCAGCGTTGATCGCCTCGGCCTCACCGGTAACTTCCGGCGTAATCAGCACATGAAGTGTTCCATCTGTATCCAATACGGCAACTTTGTCAGCGGTCAGAAGTTCTCCGGGCACAGCTTCGACAGGGACTTGCCTACCTTCCTGCCAGAATTTCACCTGCTGGTCGCTCAACGCATCAGTGGGATTTTCGTAGACTTCCCCCAGCTTGACTATACCCTGTACCTCAACAGGATTATTGGAAATAAACGCTCTGTAGGCCTTGAGATCATAGCCCTGTATGCCAACGGTCATATTCAGCGTGGGTTTTACTGCATTGCTGTCATCATATGCAGTAATATAAGCCGTGAAGTTTTGGAGCAGCTGAGATTTATCACAGCCGGTTGCTTCTGCGAAGCTTGAGACAAGAGCTTCTATCTGATCAGGTGAAAGTGCCTTCAGATCCACGTTTTCCGCCTCCAGATACTTGGCTACCATAGCCGTAATGTTCTCCGGAGTCAGTGCAGTTGTGAGTGCACCGCCGCTTGCTTCCTCATAGGCCAGGACAAATGCAGTGATTCCATCGGGGGTAAGCCCGGTGGTATCAATACCATTGTCTTCCAGATATTTGCTTATGTAGGCGGTTATATCACTGGGTTTCAGTGTGGAGACGTCTACACCGGCAGACAGTTCCTCATATGCGCTGATCATAGCAGTGACGTTTTCAGGTGTCAGCCCCGACACGTCCGCGCCTGTAGTCGCTTCTGCATAAGCATCTACATAGGCAATAACCCCGTGCGGAGTCAGCATAGCCGTACTGGCACCTTCAGGCACTTCGGTGTACTTGTTGATAAAAGCTTCAACCAACGGCTGAAGTTTCTCTGCATTTTCTGCTTCCTGGTAACTTGAGATAACCGCCTCAGTCGTAATCGCACCGGGATTTGCGGCAAATTCGTCCCATCTGGTTTGTGCACCGGTCATATCAAGATCCGTTGCAATGGTCAGAATTTCTTCAGGCAGTGCTTCCCCAAACATGGAGCTCAGACCCGGAAGCGATACTTCACGATTGTTCAGAAACGCCTGAATTGCTGCAATCTGTTCAAGTGCGGTGGAAAAATCTATTTCCGGGAACATCGACTGTACTTCAGCTTCGGTCAAGCCGCTGTCCATGAGCGACTGAATCTGCGTTAGCAGCGCAATGTATTCTGTCAGAGAACTTTCATCCATACCGGCGGCAAGCGCTTCCAATTCGGTCAAAATGCCAGGCTTTTCACCGGCATTCGCCGTGCTGTATTCACGCAGTTTCTGGAACAATGCATCCATATCAGATGCTGCCTTTTGAATATCTTCCTGTTCCCACACCGGCATAACAATACCGGCCATGGTTTCAGCATACTCCAGTGCAGCATTTCTGCGCTCGGAATTGTACCAGGCATTCAGCTCTTCCATCTGCTGCTGACGTTCTGCGGCATCTTCAATCAGCTGAATGAGCGCATATTCCTTGTCATACTGCGCATCTATCTCCGCATTGACTGCGGCCATACCCTCTGCTGAGGCAACCAGCGCATTCTCAAAAACAGAAACATCGGCAGTTGTTTTGCCTCTTGCCTGGGCACGTGCAATCTCAGCTTCAACTTTTTCAAGAATGGTGTCAAAGCCATCCACATCAGCAGAAGCGAGCTTATACTTGATTTCAATGGCTTCACGAGCATCTATCAATTCGTCCAATCTGATTTTCTCAGTTTCGGTAAGAAAACCGTTCTGACGTTTCTTCAGTAATTGTTCGATCTCCGCATCCATTTCATCAAGGGTCTCTATATCAGCTGCAATCTGTTCAGCAACGGAACCATAGCCCGCAGCACTTGCATCAGCCTGCATTTGCTCAAGTTCTGTGCGCGTCGCAGCCGTGAGCTCCTTAAACGAATCAGTCCAATGGGATACTATCTCGTCGGTTTCCTTCTCTCCGTCAGTCCAGACAGCTATCAGCCCGTTCTTCCAGTCCTCAGCTGACTGCAGCGCATTGCTGAAATCATCTTTAGACATGCCAAAGAACGAAAGCCCATCGCTGGAACCGTAGAAAGTTTGCGCTGCAGTGTTCTTCCAATTCTGTGCTGTTTCTGCCATGCCCTCCAGCGCTTTTCTTGCTTCACGCGCTCCGGAAGCATAGTCATAAAGAACAACAGCGCCATAGATCAATGCAGCAGCCAGTGCCGTCGCCGCAAGCTTGGACTTTCCGATGGTTTTCAAAAAACCGCCAAGGCCACCACCGGCCATCGTAACCTGCGCTGAGAACCGCCCCAGCGCAACACCTGCCTTGCCCAGCACACCGGCTACCTTGCCCACAACACCCAGGGTTTTGCCCAGGATCAGTATGGCCGGGCCTGCTGCTGCAGCAAAAGCTGCAAACTTGATGATCGTCATTCGCTGGGCTTCATCCATGCCCAGGAAAGCTGAAAGCAGCTCGTTTCCCTTGTCGATCAGCTGTTGGATCGTCGGATTCAAATCATCGCCGATCTGCTGCGCAAACAACAAAGCTGTGTTTTTAAGGTTCTTCAGCCTGCTCTCTGTAGTCGCATATCTCTTGCTGGATTCTTCCACCAGGGCAGCATTTTCCGACCATGCGGCATTGGCAGTAATCTGTGTTTTGGCAAACAGTTCATTTGCATTGGTTGCACGGAGCAAAGTATCGCGAAGACGCACTTCCGAGATGCCGATTTCATCAAGGGTAGCGATCGCAGACATGCCCGCTTCATCCATCCTTGCAAGGCCAACGATAAATGCCTGGAAAGCAGATGCCGGGTCAACATCGAACAATGCCTTAAATTGGTCAGCAGTCATACCGGAGACCATGGCAAAATCGGCAAGTGCCTGTCCACCGGTTGCGGAAGCAACTTCCATTTTAACCAGGGCCTTAGAAAAAGCAGAACCACCCATCTGAGCTTCAATGCCCACGCTGGAAAGTGCCGTTGCAAAGCCAAGGATCTGTGCCTCTGTAAGTCCAACCTGATGACCTGCAGCAGCCAGGCGCAGCGACATTTCCATGATCGCCGATTCTGTCGTTGCGTAGTTGTTGCCCAGATCTACCAGCGCAGCACCAAGGTTGCCGAACAGGGACTGATCCATGTTGGTAATATTGGCAAACTTCGCAAGCGTTGATGCAGCCTCACTGGCCACGATGTCTGTACTATTGCCGAGGTCTATCATTGTTCGGGTAAACTCGACCAAATGTTCATTCGCGATGCCCAACTGACCGGCAACAGCCATAACCTCTGCAATATCATCCGCAGAGGTAGCAACCTCAGTTGACATCTGCTTTATGGAATCTGATAATCCGGCAAACTCTTCCTCTGTCGCATCAACCGTCTTGCGCACGGATGTAAATGCCGATTCAAAGCTTATACTTGATTTGATCGCCGTAGCGCCCAGGGCTACGATCGGTGCGGTAACAACCGTGGAAAGCCCGCGTCCCAGGGAAACCATGCCCTTGGAGATGGTTTCGCAGCGCTTGGAAAAATCAATCAACGCCTCTCCGGCAATCGTCCATGCAGACTGCTGACGATAAAGTTCTTCAGTAAGCCTGCGTATTTCAGCTTCCGTTTCCTTAACCGCCGCTTTCGCGTTATTGAGGTTGGTTTGCGCCTTGGAGACAGCATCTGCATTGTTCTGCAGCGTCTTGCTGTTGGACTTTATCTGGCCTTCAAGCAGTTTTACCTTGTCTGCCAGATCTTTGTATTCCTGCTGCGCAAGCTCAAGGTTGTTCTTTGCAGCGATAGTCGCAGAATCTGACTCGCCAAGCGTCGCTGCATACCTCTCATAGGTCGCTTTTGCAGCATTGACCGCCTGTTTGGCCTGATCCATCTTCCCACGTGTCTCCGTGAGAGACTGTTTCATGCGTTCCTGGCGGTTATAGGAATCGGTAAGCTTCTGGTTTGCCGCAACCAGTGCACGGGAATACTGTTCAACGGCTCGGTTTTGGTGGGTAAGCTTGTTGCCCAGCATCGAAAGCTTTGCTTCCGTACCACCAACTGTCTTTTCAAAGTTGGTAACACCTGCGCCTGCCAGACGGAAAGTGGACTCTGCTTCTTTGATCTGCTGATTGATGGTGCGCAGGTTCCTCGCAAAATTGTCGCTGTCCAGCGACAGCGCGACCACCAGCTCGCGCAAGACCTCAGACATTATGTTCACCTCCCCAAGAACAAGAGTTCCTTACAAATTGAAATACTAAGGCTTCAAATTAGCCCAAACCTCGTCAATGTACGCAGGCTTGGGCTGTTTTTTTATGTGCTCACGCTGCGCATCCCAGGCCCTGAGGCGCAAGAAACCCAGCATGTCCATTTCATCGATTTCTTTCATCCGCCAACCCGCTTTCAGCAGTTCGTTGCAGGTAGCGAATATGTATTCCGGCAGCGTCAGAACTGAGGAATCTCCTCGCTCTGGAGAAGTTCCGCCTCCTTCGTTACCGGAATCGTAGGGAAAGCATCCAGCACCTCAGTGGTCTGTGTCTGGACGGCCATGAGCGCCAGAGCGATGTCATGCATCAGGCGATCAGCAGGATAGTGGTCATACATATCATCCGGAGTAAACTGATTGCCGAACAGGATGCAGAACCAGTGAACCATCGTGTCAAGGGCATCCGCAACGGTAATCTGTTCCTCGGAAACATCCTTGCCTTCGGTTGCATCTTTGGAAATGCGCACGAGTTTGCCATACACCTTGGCTGCAGGTTCCATCTCGCGGAGTGCGCGACCGCTGATGAAGTCAACAGTATATTTCTTATCACCCAGGGTACAACTGATCATGGTGTGTCCTCCTTATAAAACTGACTGCCGCACAGCAGAGAGCCATGCGGCAGTTTGAGGTCAGGATTCGGTAGCAAAGGTAGGTTCGTAAACGGCAGTCAGGAAAGTTGCTGCCTTTTCATCGGTAAAACCATTCTCGCCCACATCAGCAACCGCCTGGTACTGGCCATCGTGGGTGCGCTTGATTGCGGTCCATTCGATTTCGCCGGTCTGGCGAGTGATGGTGGTACCTTCCTTGGTCGCGTAATTCTCGGTAACGGGCTTGGCACGAACCTTGTACAGCCACACATAGCGGAAACTGTGATTGGACTTCTCGCTCATGAAGCCAACGGCGTAATACGGGGGCTTATCAGTGGAAGTACGAATCAGAACACCGTTATCATCGATCTTATTGCCGAAGATTTTCTCCTGAATGATCAGCGGTACATCCGCCATCTTGGTCTTAAAGGACAGCTCCGGATCCGGATACAGCACATCGAACTCTACATCATCCGCGTACTGTACATCGGGATCTGCGTTTTCAGGAGTGATGGATGCTTCGATTGCACCGGCCATCAGCTGAAGATCGCCATAGGTATGTTCATTTTCGGTATCCGTCAGCAGCGGTGCAATAACTACATTCTTGAGACCGACGGTAGAAGATACAGTCGGAGAAGCATTAGGATTCGCCATTGTGTATTACCTCCTTATAGTCTGCTTAGTTCATCGCGCAAAACGCGTTTAATTTCTTCGTAGGCGACCTCTGACTGTGTATCAAAGGCTGGTCTTACGAAGGGGTGTGCAGGTGCAGGAGCCGGGCCGCCGTGGCCAAACTCTACAGGATTGGCATAATAGGCGGCCCGGTCTTTGTAATGCACACCAATTGTGATCTTCTTGGCTCCGGAGGCCTTGGTGCGTACTCTGCCCGTCCGGATGGAACCGTGGAGATCACCTGTAATAATCTTCGGATCAGAAGAAGCATTCTGTAGCATCTGCTCTTCGATCGGCACAGCACCTGCCTTGAGGGCACGGTTCACCCCTGCCCCGTTTTCAAGTGCCGCAGCCATGTTCAGCATGTCGTTTTGAAGATCGTCAAAACCGCGAAGCTCAACTGCCACGGCGCACCTCCTCCCAATAAACCCAGGTCCACTGCACCGTGTACTGCCTGGTTGCAGTATCATAGGCGGGCTGGTTATAACCCTTGTCCGACTCTTCACGCATGAAAAAGCCCGCTGCGTACATCTTTTCGCGGATAGTCATCCGCATGGCACTGGGATCAATATCGCTCCAGAGGTTCAAATATACAAATGTACGCAGGGACGTGACCTGATCATCCTGATGCGAAGCTTCGGAAGTGGTGGTCGAATATACGACATACTGTGCAGGCGGGTTCTGGTTCGGAGATGTTGCTCTCCAAATACCGGCCATGACCGGAATACCAATATCCTTGAGTGCTTCCTGTACCTGGCGCATCAGCCGCTCACTCCCTTCGAAAGGGATGCCTTGAGGCCAAGGTAAGTTCGCTTGAACGAATACTCACCCAGTGTGGATATGTTCCATTTTTCGTCCTGAAACCTTACCCACATGCCCGGCTTGATATCAGTGCGATAGCGTATCGTAAAGTTGAGAACAGCTTCCGTGTTCACCACATCTGCTGCACGATAGTGCTGGTTACCGGCATCAACAACAGCTGCCCATACCCGGCAGATAACGATGTCCTGAGGCTCGGGATAGCCGTTTTCGTTGATCCGGTTTTCGGTATAGCCGATTTCAACCATATGTTTAAGGTCTCCGGGACGCGGATTGCTTTCAAAGTTTTTATATCCTCGCAAGCAAAACCACCTCCTCAGAACATCTTTTCAGGATCACGATACGGATACAGAAGGTTTTGGAAGGCTGTGCGCATGGTCGCGTAAGCGATATTGTCACTCGGTTCACGGTTTTCATAGTAATGGCCGACCATCAGGAGCAGCGCAAGGCGTACTGCTTCAGAAGCCGTGTCTGGGAACTCGACCCGGCAATAGTCCTCTGCCGCAGCCTGGGCCTGTGCAATCAAAGTTTCCAGGTATTGATCTTCTTCGTCGTGCTGAATACGCAGATGCGTTTTGACTTCATCAACAGTCAGAATCACGCTTCATCACCACTCTGAGTTTCCGCGACCAGACCGGCAGAACGCAGTTCAGCGATCAGGTGATTGTAATCCTCACGCAGTGCGGCTACCGTGGTAGCTTCGCTCTCAGAGACGTTCAGAAGAACCGGAGCGCCAACACCGGGCATATCAAAAAGGCCCTCGGCACCCTCCACAGTTGCTCCGGGCAGGAAGGTCAGCTTTCCACCGACCACCCATTCGTTGCCGCCGTGAGCATGATAGTTACGGGAAACATTGCTCATTTTTATCCCTCCAATTCAGAAGGGGAACTGCCAAAACGACAATTCCCCACTTTTCATCAGGCCTTGACCTGCAGGCACTTGATGCCTTCGGTCTGCACAAGACGCGCATCCACGCGCTGAGTAGCACGGAAACCGACCTGGCCGGTAGCAGCATACAGTTCGTTCAGGCGCTGGAAGGTACGGCCCAGACGATCAGCAATCCAGTAGCACTTGAAATCACCGAACAGAATGGGCTTAGCACCTGCGCCGATCTCGGGCATAAATGCGGAAGTAACCAGGTTATAGGACAGCAGAGAATCAGGCTGACCTTCCTTCAGGCCGGGCTGCCACATGTACTGGCCGTTGCCGTCCTTGAGCTTGCGGATGGCCTTTACGGTGCTGTCATTCAGCAGGAACTTGGCGTTCTTGCGGTAACCGGCCTTGATGGAATGGATCAGATCCA